GTTTAGATACAGCAGCTGCTGATAATATGATTGCATGTGTTGAAGGACGTGGTGATGCTATTGCAATTGTAGATGCTGGTATTTATGGAACTACAATTACAGGTGCTACTGTAAATGCAGCTGGTCAATCTAGTAACTACGGTGCTACTTATTTCCCTTGGGTACAATTATACAGCTCTAACTTAGGTAAGACTGTATGGTGTCCTCCATCAACAGTAATCGGTGGTGTATTAGCATTCAACGACCAAGTAGGTGCTGAATGGTTTGCTCCAGCAGGTTTAAATCGTGGTGGTATCCCATCAGTAGTACGTGCTGAATTGCGTTTATCTCAATCAGATCGTGATACATTATATACAGGAAATGTTAACCCATTAGCTACATTCCCAGGAACTGGAGTATGTGTATGGGGTCAGAAAACCTTACAACGCAAACCAACATCTCTCGATCGTGTAAACGTTCGTCGTTTGTTGATTGCATTGAAAGACTTCATCGGTGGTGTTGCTCGTAACTTGGTATTCGAACAAAACACAACAGTTACTCGTAACCGTTTCTTAAGCCAAGTAAATCCATATCTTGAATCAGTAGTTCAACGTCAAGGTTTATATGCCTTCAAGGTAGTAATGGATGAATCCAACAATACACCTGATGTAATCGATAGAAATCAGTTAGTAGGTCAGATCTATATCCAACCAACCAAAACTGCTGAATTTATCATCTTGAACTTTAACTTAACTCCAACTGGTGCTGAGTTCCCTGCCTAAGGGACTCAGCCAGTTAATATTTATTAACAGCAATTAAACATTTCAAATAAAATGGCAGTATTAAACCCAAATGAAATCATGTTTACAGCGTTTGAACCAAAAGTTCAGAATCGCTTTATCATGTATATTGATGGAATCCCAGCATATTTAATCAAAGCAGCTGCTGCTCCTGGATTCGAAGCTGGAGAAATCATCTTAGATCATATCAACGTTTACCGTAAAGTTAAAGGTAAAGTTCGTTGGAATGACATGCAATTAAGCCTTTACGATCCTGTAACTCCAAGTGGTGCACAAGCAGTAATGGAGTGGGCACGTTTAGCACACGAATCAGTAACTGGACGTGATGGATATTCCGATTTCTACAAAAAAGATTTAACATTAGATATTTTAGGTCCAGTAGGTGATATCGTAGGTGAGTGGATTATCAAAGGTGCTTATGTTAAAACAGCAACATTCGGTGAATACGATTGGGCTAATGAAGCAGCTATTAACTTGACTGTTAATATCGCTATGGATTATTGCGTATTGAACTTCTAATCACTCTTCATATTTCTTTTCTTGAGGACGTCTGCTTTGCAGACGTCTTCCTTTTTCGTATATTTATATATATAACAAATAAAATTAGTTTATGGCTGAATTAAAATTACCAACTGAAAAAGTTTCGCTACCTTCAAAAGGTTTATTGTACCCAAAAGAATCACCACTATCAGCAGGTGAAATAGAAATGAAATATATGACGGCTAAGGAAGAAGATATCCTTACTAACAGTAACTTCATTAAAAACGGAACAGTTATTGACAAATTATTACAAGCATTAATTGTAACACCAATCAATTATGATGAATTGTTAATTGGTGATAAAAATGCAATACTAGTTGCTGCTCGTGTTTTAGGCTATGGTAAAGATTATTCATTTAAATACACAGACGAGCGTGGAAATGAAAAAGAGGCCACTATTGATTTATCTACATTGAATGAAAAACCATTAGATGAATCATTGTTCAAAGCTGGTGTAAATGAATTTACATTTGCTACTCCTAAAACAGGTACTGTATTAACATTTAAGTTATTAACACACGGTGATGAAAAGAAAATTGAAGCTGAGGTTAAAGGTTTACAAAAAGTAAATCCAAATGGATCATTTGATGTTACTACACGCCTAAAATACACAATTACTTCAGTAAACGGTGATCGTGAACAAAAAACTATTCGTGATTTCGTAGATAATTATTTACTTGCTGCTGATGCTAGAGCATTGCGTGAGTATTATGCAAAAGTACAACCTGATGTGGAACTGAAATTCATTCCAAATGATGAAAATTATACAGGGGAGGGTATAGCAGTTCCAATTTCTCTTAGCTTTTTTTGGCCTGACGCCTGAGTATAGACCTATACTATTCAAACAAATCCATGAAATAGTATTCCACGGAAATGGTGGATATGATTGGGATACTGTCTATAATATGCCGTTGTGGTTACGTAGAACTACGTTTAATTTAATAAAGGAGTACTATGATAAACAAAATGAAGAGAATGAAAAGCAACAAAATATACTAAAAAATACTAGCAAAAAAGATATAGCACGACCTAACATAGCTCCAACATATACTGCGAAGGTGCCCAAGAAATAGGCACCTTCAATATTTATACGATGTAATATCTAACTATGGCTGATCCACAATTAACACCAGAACAAGCAGAACGACTGGCGGAAGCGCAAAGGAAATTTAATGAAGAAGCTCTAAAAACGGATAGGATATTATCTTCATTATCTACACTTTTAGAAAATGAAGCAAAAAGTCTTGATACTTCTGCTAAGAATGCTAGAAAACTTAATACTGCTTTAGGTCAAGGAAAAAACATTACTACACAATTAAACAATGAAATCCTTAAGTCTGGTCAAAAAATTGAAGAGTTAGAATTCCAAAGAAGTAAAAATTTAGCTAAATTAGCAAAAGCTAGAAAAAAAGAAGATATAGATGCTTTATTAGATGCTAATAGAAAAATAAATGCTCAATTAAAAGTTGAAGATGCAATTCGTGGACAATTAGCATTATTAGAACAATATTTAGAAAATGAAAAAAAGATAAGTGAAGAAAAGAAAAAACAAGCTAGTATTAGTGAATATATTGGTAAAAAACAAAAAGAAATTGCTGATACCTTTCAAAAAATAACTAGTTATGCTTTTATATTTGATCTATTTAAAAATGCTATTTTAGGAGCAAGTGATCAAGCAACACAATTAGCTAAATCTTTAGGGGTTAGTAAAAATGAAGCTTATGATATAAGACAAAATTTTGTTGAATATTCTAGAGCATCAGGAGATTCATTTGTAAATGTAAGTCGTTTACTTAAAGCACAACAAGCTTTAACTGAACAGTTAGGCATTGCAGTTGAATTCAGTGGAGAAGAAACTGAACAATTTGCTCGTTTAACTGAAATAGTAGGATTATCAAACGAAGAAGCAGGTAAATTAGCTCAATTTTCAGCAGCAACAGGAAAAAATACTAAAGATTATGTTGCTGATTTACGTAAAGGAGCATTTGCTTCAATGCAGGCTAATAAAATTCATATTAGCGATAAAGAATTACTTTCCTCTATTTCCAAGTTAAGTGCAGGCATACTTGTTAAATTCCAAAATAATCCTAAAGCAATAGCTGATGCAGTAGTACAGGCTAAAAAATTAGGTACTACTTTAGAGCAGGTAGATAAAACAGCCGAATCACTTCTTAATTTTGAATCTTCAATCGAATCTGAATTAGAAGCAGAATTAATAACAGGAAAACAACTTAACTTTGAAAGAGCAAGAGCAGCAGCATTGACAGGTGATCAAGCTGCCTTAATGGAGGAAATGGCTAATCAAGCTGGTTCACTTGCTGAGTTCCAAAATATGAACGTGATTGCTCAGCAATCATTAGCTAAGGCATTTGGAATGAGTGCTAGTGAAATGGCTGATATGTTAATGAAACAAGAAGCCATTAACAAGTATGGAGACAAAGCAGCTGAGTTAAATGCTCAGCAACTTAAAGATATGGAAGAACAAGGTCTATCTTTAGATGCTTATCTTAAACAACAAGAAGAACAAAGATCTATTCAAGAAAAATTTAATGATGCTATAGCTAAATTACAAGATTTAATAGGCAATTTAGTAGCAGGACCATTTGGTAAATTACTAGATATAATTACCAGCCTATTATCACATACAGAAGCATTAGCAGCTATATCAGCTATTTATATTACACGTTTATTAACAATCAATGCTCTTAAATTAAAAGAATCTTTATTATCTAAAAAATCAGCAGCAACTGATGCAGCAGGAGCAGCATCTAAAGTAGCAGGTAGTGCAGCTAGTATGGGTCCTTTAGGATGGATAGCAGCCGGTGGAGCAGCTTTAGGTATATATGCTCTTTTAACAGGATTACTTGATAAAGGAGACG